CATATATGATGTCGACCCAGCGCGCCGGGACGAACGTGGCGAGCAGATCATGACGCATGATATTCAACCCAAACCCTGCTGGCAGGATGAGCGCCCACCAGGCGGAGCGGTTTTGGTCATGCAAGCGTCGTGCGAACAATGCAAACATGGGCAGGATGAGGGCGATTTGAAGCACGGCCATCAGGTAAGATCCCAGTGTGCCCGACAAGGCGAAGCTAGCCGTGAAATCCAGCATCACGCCGACAAGCGTGATGGCGATATGATAAAGCAGCACCTCCGTGCGGCGTGAGCGCCCATTGAAGTCGCCTATTCCATATAAGGTGCGACGCAAAAGCGAGAGTTCGTCCTTCGCGCCCGACGGGTAGGTCATGGAGATTCCTCTTTCGTTCGGCAGCATGGCGGGCGGCGTTTCGATGCGCAATGAGAAACGCGGGGGGCGCAGCCTTCCTGCTCTTCAACTGCGTCTAGGCGGCTAGGCCGCCAAGACTTCGTATCCTTTCCCGCTTGGGGAGAGGCGATATGGGCGGTCCGTTGCGGGCCGCCTTTTTTGTGGAGACGAGCATGACGGATCAGGTGATGGACAGTCTGGAAGCGCGCCTGGACATGGTGGCGCAGGGGGAGCGGCTGCAGGGGCTGGAGAGTGAGGTGGCGGCGCTGAAGGGGGCGTTGCTGGCGCAGCAGCGCGCGCCGCTCGACGGGGTGAAGGGCGGCGTCGAGGATCCGGCGCGGGCGGCGTTCGTCGAGCGTTACTTGCGCCACGGGCAGGAAGCGGGCGTCGAGCTCAAGAGCTTTTCGGGCGCGAGCGGCGCGGCCGGCGGCTATGCCGTGCCGCGCGAGATCGACCAGCTGATCGGATCGACGCTCAAGAGCATCTCGCCGATCCGCAGCATCGCCAATGTGGTGCGCACGGGCAGCGCGGGCTATCGCAAGCTGGTGAGCGCGGGCGGCATCGTGTCGGGCTGGGCCAGCGAGACGGGCGCGCGGGCCGAGACGGGCACGCCCGCCTTCAACGAGATCGTGCCGCCGGGTGGCGAGCTGTTCGCCAATCCGGCCGCATCCCAGGCGATGCTGGACGATGCGCAGTTCGACGTCGAGGGCTGGCTGGCGAGCGAGATCGCGCGCGAGTTCGCGGCGGCGGAAGGCGCGGCCTTCGTCAGCGGCAACGGCACCAACAAGCCCAAGGGGTTCCTGACCTATACGGCCACGAACGAGGCGGACGGGGCGCGCGCCTTCGGGTCGCTGCAATATGTGGCGTCGGGCGCGGCCGGGGCGTTCCCGGCGAGCAATCCGCAGGACCGGCTGATCGACCTGATCCAGAGCCTGCGCGCCCCCTATCGCCAGGGCGCCAGCTTCGTCATGAATTCGGCGACGCTGGCGGTGATCCGCAAGATGAAGACCAGCGACGGCGCGTTCATCTGGCAACCGGGCCTGGCCGCCGGCCAACCCGCGACGCTGCTGGGCTATCCGGTGGTCGAGGCGGAGGACATGCCCGACATCGCGGCGAACAGCCTGTCCATCGCCTTCGGCAATTTCGAGGCGGGCTATGTCATCGCCGAACGCAGCGAGACGAGCATCCTGCGCGATCCGTTCAGCAACAAGCCGTTCGTTCATTTCTATGCGGTCAAGCGCATCGGCGGCGGCGTGGCGAACAGCGAGGCGATCAAGCTGATGAAGTTCGCGGCGTCCTGAACCGGCGGAGGGGAAGCCAGCGCGGCTTCCCCTTTTTCGCAGGATGCTGGTGAGGCCCGTGGCGGGGCAGGCGGGGGGAGCAAGATCAGATGAGCCTGTTTGTGAAGGATCCGCAGGCGCGGATCGACCATGCGATCGATTGGTCGGCATGGCTGGCCGGGCAGACGCTGGCGGCGAGCGAGTGGCGGGTGGAGCCGGACGAGGCGGATGGCGTGACGGTGGAGGCGGCGGCGGTCGAGGCGCAGCGCAGCAGCGCGCGGTTGACGGGCGGGCGGCTGGGCCGGGTCTATCGGCTGACCAACCGCGTCACGCTGACCGACGGGCAGGTGGCGGATCGGTCGGTGACGATCCGGGTGGAGGAACGCTGATGCTGGCGGAACAGGAGAGCGGGGCGCTGGCGGCGGCGCTGGCGGAGCTGAAGGCCTATTTGCGGATGGAGCAGGATGGCGAGGATGCGGTGCTTGCGGGCCTGCTGCGCGGGGCGGCGGCCCTGTGCGAGCAGTTCGTCGGTCAGTGGCTGATCGCCAGGGACGCGCGCGAGACGGTGGCGGGCGGCGGCGGCTGGCAGCGGCTGGCGGCGCGGCCGGTGCTGGCGGTCACCCAGGTGAGCGCGGTGGATGCCGACGGGGCGAGCGCGCCACTGCCGATTGACGCCTATGCGATCGACATCGACGCGGCGGGCGATGGCTGGGTGCGCTCGACGCGCGCCGGGGACGATCGCGTGCTGACGGTCGCCTATCGCGCGGGCATGGCGGCGGAGATGAACGGCCTGCCCGAGGCGTTGCGGCAGGGGATCGTCCGGCTGGCGGCAGACCATTATCTGGCGCGCGGGAGCGAGGATGCGGCGCCGCCCGCGGTGGTGAGCGCTTTGTGGCGGCCATACCGCCGGATGCGACTGGCATGAGGGCGGCGCTGGCGCGGCGCGTGGAGGCGCGGGCCGCGGCGGTGCGGGCGCGGATTGCCGGCGCCCTGGAGGCGGAAGGCGTGGCGGCGCAGGTTGCGGGCGAGACGGTGCGGCTGACCGCGCCGGGACTTGGCGCGCGCTGGTGGCGCGAGCTGGCGCTGCGCGAGGCGGGGAGGAACGGGCGATGAGGAGCAGGCGATGAGCGCGGAAGTGGCGGTACGGGCGGCGGTGATCGAGGCGCTGCGCGGCGACGCGGCGCTGATGGCGGCGGTCCATGCCGTGCATGACGGGGAGCCCGCGCGCGCGGCCGCGCCCCATGCGCATGTGGGCGAATGCCTGGGCGCGGACTGGGGCGGCAAGGATGTCGCGGGGCGCGAGTTGCGGCTGACGATCGGGCTGACGGTGGCGGACGAGACGCCCGCGCGGCTGGCGGCGATGATCGCGCGGGTCGACCCGGCGCTGGGCGCGGCGGGCGTGCGCGAGGGATGGCGGATCGTCAGCGCGCGGCTGCTGCGATCGCGCGTCGCGCGCGCCGGCGGAGGCGCGGGCGCGGGGTGGCGCGCGGTGATGGACTATCGGTTGCGAGCGGTGCGGGAGGGGTGAGGGGGTGAAGGGATGGCCTGGCTTGGCGATGGCGGCCCGGTCGGGAGATGGGTTTCCGCCTGCGCGGGGACGACGGGGCTAGCGGACTGTCTGTTTACGGCGTCTCCACAGGCGAAGGCCGCCAGCAAAAATCAGCGCAACCACTGCGTTGATGGCGGCACGCTGAGGAAGATTGCTCCATGCATAGTCGATCCCCTTCGCCATAACGTCCGAAAGGAAGAACCCAGCCAGCATGGGTAACCAGGAGATGAAAAAATATCGGAGCGACCGGCGCATGGGTTTAGCTATACGCCGAACCTGTTCACCGCAATGGGTAGGGAGTGGACGGTCAGCTTCCCGCCTCTTCAATCCTGTTACCAGACATTAGGGAATTTGCGTTAGCCGCCGGATGCCTTTTGTGGAGATTGACATGCGTGCCGCCCTCCTTCTCGCCGCTTTTGCTTTGATGGTTCCCGCTGCTTCTAATGCTCGTGATGACGATAGTGGTCGCTATGGGCCGATGGATGGCCGAGGCGATGGTTATAAGAGCAAGATTGCGAAAGATGGATTTTGGGAAATTACGGGTGGCGTCAGCGGCTATAGCCGGGCGACGGCGGCGGATTTCGCGATCTATCGGGCGGCTGAAATGGCAAGGGCAGAAGGCCATCGTTATGTAGAGATACATGATGCCGTAGGTCGTCAAAATCGTTCCACTGGTGCAGAAAGTGTAACATTATTCGCCAGACCCATTGATGCTCCAATTCATCCGTCCGCCTGTCGGTCGGGTAAGCCGAAACGCTGCTATACGGCCGACGTAGCATTGGTGTTTGCTCGGTTGAGCGGGGAGGATGGTAATCACCCCGGCGTGGCTGCGCCTAGCTATATTGACAAGTTTGGACGGACTGTCACTCAAAGTGGCTTTGGAACAGGCGCGGTAGGCGTCCCGCCGCAATAACCCGGTTATGGTACCAGCCTGAAGGCAAAGCTGATAGCCGCTTTCAGCCGCCTCACTTCTGGAGCAGCACGGCAAAGGCTGGTCGACATCCGACGCTCGAGACCCGGTAGAAAGTTGGATTCCCGCCTTCGCGGGAATGACGAGAGTGGTGGTTTTCAGCCATCCTCCCCTGGAAGGGGAGGTGTCGCGCGCGGAGCGCGGGATGGAGGGGTGTTACCTTCACGATGGCGGGACACCCCTCCGTCAG